CTTGTACATTACATGATACAGGCGCACCTTATTATTCTAAATTTTTTGTAACACTGGTACATGCAACATGAGTACACTATTACTAAACACACTAACAGGCAAAACCTCCGCAGGGTCTATCGATGTGACAGGCGAAGGTGGTTCTACAGCTACGAATTTACAACAAGGATTGGCTAAGTGTTGGGCTGACTATAGTGGAGCAGGTACAACATATAACGACAGCTTTAACACTAGTTCTGCAACAGATAATGATACAGGAGATTACACGATAGCTATAGGTAATGATATGACCAGTAGTGCTAACTTTTCAATTAGTGCTAATTGTTTAAATTCTAGCACCCAAAATACAGATTGTTATGTTAAGGCTATGGCTGCAGGTTCAGTTCGAACTCAAGTAAGAACTGGAGATTCTGGGTCAAGCACTGACAAACAAACTTTTGTATTAGTACATGGAGACTTAGCATGAGCATAGCACATGGAACAATAGCATTTGACACGCTCACAACGTCTGACCAAGTAAAGACAGGTACTGAGAAGTCTGTAGATACGAGCTATCTTTTTAATGGTAGTATAAAACAGTGGGTAAACTTAACTGCGGCAACTCCTACTTATAAAGATAGTTTTAATGCGTCTACGATTACAGATGAAGGTTTAGGTCTATATGAGTATCCTTTCACAAACCCTATGGGTAATGCAAACTATAGTGCTGTAGGGTGTGCTTCAACTAAAGGTTCTAATAACTCATATACAACGATTGTGACAACAGGAGATTCAGCTAATACTTATGGTTTGCATAGTACAGCCGCCATTAGATTTAATGCGTATGCACAAAATGCTACTGCTAATACAGACCAAGACACGGTTAATAGTATGGTAACAGGAGATTTAGCATGATAGAAACACCAGAGTTTCAAGGCACACACTTATGGGAGCGTCTATGTTGGGCAAAGGAAAAGCTAGAGCCTTACAGGAGCGAGTACTGTATAGTATGGGAAGACCCTAATGAAATGGAAAACCCTGCTAAAGTTTCACACCCAGACCCTAACTGGATGGCTTGTGCATTACAGGGTGGCATACTACCACCAGTACAATCCTACTGGGAACTGAAGAAGGATGAGAACAAGCCTGACTTTGTAAAACATACCAGAGGTCCAGAGCTTCTACACAATATGAAACCTATTGGTCCTATGACAGAAGAAGAAGCAATAGAGTATCTTATAATGAAGGACATACCTGAACACGTTTGGAGAGATTGGGATAAATCGAACAAACCCAAAATGGTGATTTGTAAGAAAGACCAGTTACCAGGAACTCGTGAATGGCGAAATGCTTGGCAAATTAGCGAGGATCTGGTTATAAAAGAAGAAGCTGCATAAGGAGAATAGCATGACAAAATCATATATTACAGACATGAAAGGCAACACGGCAGATGCCTCTAGTGTAACTAAACCTTCTGACCGACATTTTAGAAATGCGTGGGTCCTGAACGGTAGTGTCATAAGCGAGGATATGACAAAAGCAAAAGAGATCTTCAAAGACAAAATTAGAAGTGTACGTCAACCTCTACTAGACGCTGAAGATGTAGTGTACATGAAAGCGTTAGAGGCTGGAGATAGCTCTGCACAATCAGCGTGTGTAGCTAAGAAGAAAGCATTGAGAGATGCAACATCTACCTCTGCTATTGATGCGGCAGATAATATTACCAAGCTAAAGGCCGCTTGGGATACAAGCACATTGGGTACTAACCCTTACGCATAAGGATAAGTGAATGGCACTAACACAGGTTATAGGACGAGGACTAGGTACTCAAACAACTCTAGCAGGTAGTAATACTTTAGTATTAGATACTGATGGTAATATTACCAAGCCATTACAACCTGCTTTTCGTGTTCATAAAAATGGTACAAAGCAAACTAACATTGCTTTAAATTCTCATGTAGACATAACTTTTTCAACTGAAGTATTTGACGTAGGTAGTAATTTTGCATCTAACACATTTACAGCACCTGTAACAGGAAGGTATATATTTATTTTAAAGTTACGATTAGATGCTGTAGACAGTGCCGCTAATTTTTATATTCCACGAATAACTACAAGTAATGCAAGTCACTTAGATATTTTTAATCCAGATGTAGGTCAAGATAATGATTATTGGGGTATAACTCATATAGTTTTAGCAGATATGGATGCAAACGACACTGCTTCTGCAACTTTGTATCAAGGTGGTGGAACTTCACAAACTGATATTGAAGGAGATTCAACATATACTTATTTTTCAGGACATTTAGTATGTTAAGGAGAAAAAAATGGCAAAACTAACACTAACGGTTGAGTTGACCGATACAGAACAAACTATATTAAAGAATGATTTGCTAGACCTAAACGCATGGCTACAAGCCGCTATGACAGGTAAGGTTAATAACGCTTGGAAACGTATGCAGTCTGAGTGGACAACAAAGCTAATGAATGATGATAGCTTCACAGACCCAATTCCAAGCAATCAGGCAGACTTTGTAACATTGGTTACTGCAAGAAGTGATTATAAGAACAGAGCAAATAGAGAGAAGTAATGCCATATATAGGTAAATCACCAAAGAACTCCGTCCGTAGTCGTTTCACATACCAAGCGACAGCAGGGCAAACATCTTTTAGTGGCAGTGATGCTAACGCTTTGACACTGAGCTATTCAGATAGTTTATATATGGACGTTTATCAAAATGGGGTGTTACTTAAAAGTGGCACGGACTATACAGCGACCACAGGTACGACTATGGTGCTAGTTAGTTCTGCATCAGCAAATGATGTAGTTGAGATGGTAGTCTATGATGTGTTTGACGTAGCTGATAGCTACTCTAAGTCTGACTCAGATACACGCTATCCATTCTTAGGTAACAACTCAATCATTAGAACTAATGGCAACTCTATCAGTGCAGACATTACAATAAGCAGTAGCACAAATGGATTATCGGCAGGACCCATTACAGTAGGCTCTACTGTCACTGTTACTGTTGCAGGATATTGGAGTATAGTATGAGTAGTAAACTTCTAGTTGACAGTATAGAAGGTAGAACAAGTGCTACAGTAAGTCTTCCACAAGACTCTAACTATGAATTGGATAACTGGAGACTTACAGCAGATTTTACAAGTAATGGTAACACAGTTACAGGTTGGTCACGTAATACTGATTTAACAGGTTGGTCTAAAATAGGCACTGGAATGACTGAAAGTTCTGGGGTATTTAGTTTTCCAAGAACAGGTCTTTACTCAGTAAGAAGTATGGCTACCTTTACTTTAACAACTGATGATACAGCTTGTAAGTTTCAAACTTATGTTACATTAAATAATAGTTCTTACTCTCAAGTCGCTGAAGCTACGTCAGGTATAACTGATGATACAGCTACATTACAAGGAACATACTCTGAAGTCCTTGTAAATGTTACTGACATTTCTAATGTAAAAGTAAAATTTGTTTTAGCTTCAGCCGAATCTAGTAATGGAATAGAGGGTGCTACTGATTTTCAGCGTACTGGAGTATTTTTTGAACGTAAAGGTTCAAGTCAATAAGGAATAACAATGGCAAGTGAACTAAGAGTAGACAAAATACATAACGAAAGTGGTGACAACGATAGCGGAATTGACCTATCAACCAATGACCAGATAGTTCTCAAGACTGCTAACACTACTCGCCTAACTATGAACGCTACAGGTCAGACCGAGATTGTTGGTGAAGGTGGTAGCGTTATGACTAATCTACAACAAGGCTTATGTAAGGCTTGGGTAAATGCAGATAATGACGCTAGTAGAAATGATAGTTTTAATTTTGATGGTCAGACAGACCACGGAACAGGAGACTATTCATATGAATTGATTGCTCATATGTCAGCTACTAACTCATACTCTCAATCAGGATTAACTAGAGGTACTTCAGATAGTCGAATTGTGACTAGAAATACTGGTAGAGATACAGCAGGTGTAGTAGCAATTGAAACAGGCAATGATGAAAGCACTCTTACTGATATGCACCATGATATACAAATTGTGGGAGATTTAGCATAATGGCAAGTGAACTCAAAGTAAATACACTCACAGGAGTTAGCACAGCAGGTAGCATTGCAGTCACAGGTGAAGGTAATAGCACCACGACTAATTTGCAACAGGGTTTGTGTAAAAGTTGGGTAAATCAACAAAATGATGCAAGTCAAAGCAACACTAATGACAGTTTTAATGTTTCAAGTGCCGTTGACACGGCAACTGGACATAGTACATTTACAGTAACAAATGCTTTTAGTGCAGCTACATTTTCAAGTATAGCAAGTGGAGGTCAAAATAGTCAAACTGATAGATTTGCACAAAATGTAACAGAAGCAGATGGCACACAACCATCTACATCAACATATCAAGTTAAGGCATGGGATGTTAGTGCAGGAAATTTAGGGCATATTGATGCGTTTATGGTTTCTTGTTTAGGAGATTTAGCATGAGCAAGGCATCAGAACTAGCGGCACTAATTGCCAATGTAAACAATGGTGGCTCGTTAGCTAATAAGAACCTTATCATAAATGGTGCAATGAACGTCAGTCAAAGAAGCACCTCAGTAACAGGTGTGACAAGTAGTGGTTATCAGACAGTTGACAGGTTCAGACCATCCATAGGCACAGCAGGAACATGGACTATAACGCAGTCTACAGATGTACCTACAGGATATGGGTTTGCTAACTCATTAAAATTTGATTGTACTACAGCTAACAGTTCATTGTCGGCTGGCTCAGATATGGCTTTGCAATATAGATTTGAAGGACAAGATGTTCAGAATTTGCGAAAAGGTACAAGCAATGCTGTTTCTGTAACAATAAGTTTTTGGGTTAAATCTACAAAGACAGGTACATTTATTTGTGAATTAAAAGATGATGATAATAGTAGGCAAATATCTCAGGCTTATACTATCTCCTCTAGCAATACATGGGAGAAAAAAGAACTAACTTTTGCAGGGGATACTACTGGTGCTTTTGATGATGACAATGCAAAATCTCTTACCCTTTTATGGTGGCAAGTAGCAGGAACAAACTTTACATCAGGAACTTTAAATACAAGTTGGGCAGGTTCTGTATCTGCAACTAATCGTGCAGTAGGTCAGGTAAATATAGCAGACAGCACAAGTAATGATTGGCTACTTACTGGAGTCCAAATGGAAATTGGCGAGAAGGCTACAGCATTTGAGCATGAACCATACGCAGTTACATTATCTAAGTGTCATAGATATTGTTCTATTATTTCAAGCTATGGAGCAGGAAATGTTACTGCTAATAGAATTTACTCTTTACGATATGCAGGAGGTACAAGTTCTTTATCAAATGACGGCAGTTTTATACAACTATCCTACCCTCAAAAAAGGACAGAAGCACCAACGGTTAGTTATACCGCAGTAAATGGAACAGTTAGTCATACTTATGGACTAAGTAGTACTCATGTGGGTTTGTATGATAGTGATGATATAGATTTTTTTATACACGATATATTAGTAACAGATGAATTGTAGGTAAAAATGGAAATTAAAACAGCACAGTATTTAAA